TCTAGCAGTACCATTTCCTGTTCCTGTATATTTATGTACAGTTTTATTATAAGTAAATGGACCTTTTAGAATGCCTGTTCCTAATAAACAAGATTCAAAAATAGCATTACGTAAAGTAACATTACCATTTGATTCTTCTAATTGGTCGTGAATAAGTTTTTCTAATCTTCGTGCAGCAATTTGTGCAGGTTTAATTTGAGGGAATTCTGGAAGATGTCCAGGTCCTTCTGATAATTCAGCTTTTTCAAATTCAGGTTCTAATCCACCTAAGAAACTTTCATTTAAAGAATCAAAGGTAGCACCCTTTGCTAAAGGTTTACCATCACCAGGAAATCCTAAATTAGAAGTAGGACTCATAGGTTGACCAGGAGTATATTCTAAATTTCCTTCAACAGTTGGAGTCGGTTGTATATTATCATCCCCCATTTGTTCTTTAAGAGGATTCATATGTGCGTATTGAGCAATACCTTCTGGAACTTCTGTTTCTTGAATGACTAATGGAAATTTACCCATTCCAAATAGAACATCTATAATTTGTCCATAAGCTGCTAAAACTTTAGTCTTAGTAACTTTAACAAAGACTCTAGATTTTTCATGTTGAGTAAAATGAATATCTTTATAATATCTTCCACGATAATTATGATAAGCTTGTAGCCATCTATTCTCATCATCATTTCTCGTATCTTTACAAGCTTGAAATTTTTTATTAATTAAACCAACAAGAGCATCATAACCCTCTTCTGCAACTTCTTCAGTTTGCATAAGTTGATTCTCTCTATCAGCAGCAGGTAGTAAAGCCATATAATTTAAACCTTCCAATATTGATATATATTAACAATAATACACTTTTTAAACCTCTTTGTCAACTATTTCTTTAATATCAAAAATGAGATTTGTAGGTATAAGAGTTGTATTTCCAATTTCATCTATCGTTCCTGTTTCTTTATCAACTAAAGCATAATCACCAAAAACTCTTGTTAAACCTTTACTTTGAGATAATAAGTGACCTTTAGTAACACAAGGAGGAAGTTGTGATTTCTTACAAGCTTCGATAGTCTGCCATGAAGGGTCTGAACAAACATCATACCAATGAACTTCCACTAATGGATATCTATCAATTTCTTTTATAGCTTTTGTATTTATTTTAATCTTCTTGCGGTTCACTAAAATGCTTCCTATCTTTCATTACTTTATAATTATGATTATGTTGGTCTGTCTTTACTTTACCATAAGTTTCAAACTTACCATTTCCATGAATTTTTTTATCTCGACACCAATCTACAATCTGGTCTTTCTCACCATTATTATCAGAACATCTAAATAGACTTATCTTATATTCTTGTTCAATATTAGGGTCTTTAATATATTCAAGAAGTTCTTCATATGACATAATTTTATTGTACTTCTTATTTGTTAATTTATTTATAAATGTATATAGAGGCATATTAAATAAAATGAATAACTTTAAATATAAGATATAAGGTAATAAAAATAAACATCAGAAACAAAAAGACTTCTTCTGGAAAAGGCATCATATCATTAAATCTTTTAATTCAAATTCTAATCCTTCTAATTCTGGTGGTTTACCTTTTGGATAAGTAGGATAAACTACAAACTTCTCACCTGTTTCTTCATTCGTACATCCTGCAACTAACCAATCAAATTTAAAATCAGTATCAGTTACAAACTCTCTCATCACTTGATAAGTCTGGTCAGGATGTTGACTTAATAATTCAGTACGACACTCATCCATAGTTTTATACCATCCTTGCATTTCAAAATTCTGTTGTGTTATAACTGGGTCGCTGCCAATTAAATAAGCTAGTATTAATATTTTAAACATTAGTAACCAAATACCCTATCTGAAGGTATCCATTTTTTTACTTGATTCATTCTTTCATAAGGTGTTGGACTTCTAGGTCTAGACATAATTAAATATCGTAATGCATCATAAGCATGGTCTGAAGCTTTAGTATCTACATCTTCAGGTCTATTAGGGTCTACAGGTATTCCCTGTAGTTCTCTAATTAAATTAGGACAAGTCTTAAAGATAATCATTCTTGGTCTTCCTTTCTCATTAAATTTTAATCGTTCATGTATTTGTATTTTTCCTTGAATTCTATTCTTATCAGCTCTTCTAAGTTTATGTCCTGCTGTTGTTAAGACTTCACCTACAGTCGGACCTGTTGTGCCAGTCCTTGCCCAAGCTGCACTATCTAAAACTCCTTGTGGAGAAAGCTTATCTTCTTTTTCATATTGCCAAATAAGTTTAGCTAAGTCATCTCCTGTTAAACCTTTTTTATATAATTCTCTATAAACAATTAAGGTTTCATCTGTTGGGTCTAAGGCTGCCCATATAACTGCAGACTCTGCTGCATAACCATAGTCAATTCCTTTTATTCTTTGCCAATGTTTAGGTAACTCATAGGGAGCTACACAATGTTTATCATATTCAAATTCAGCAAAAGCAGCTCCTTCGGAAACATCCCAATTCCCATCTAAGAGTTGTCTTCTTTGAACTGGTGGTAAAGATTGTAACATCTTTTCATATTTACCATCTAAGGCTAAATATGGATTATCTTCTAATCGTGCTGGTATAAATTTTCTTGTTAAGTCATCAACACCAGTAAAACTATTATTAGGAGGTGCTGGGTCTAGATATCTATTTTTAACCCAACTCCCTCCGACACCTCCAGGGTTTGCTGTGCACCGAATGTAGCATTTTATCTTTTGATTAGTTGTTCTCAATCGTGACTGCAAATATTGGAGTGGGAATTCTGTAGGATACTGTGTAAGTTCGTCAATCCCTATCCAGGTATATGATTGACCTTGATATCTATACACATCAGCATCTCTGTCCAGATAACCGAATTCCAATGTTGCTCCTGAAGGAAATTTCCAAATCTTTTCTACTTCCCTAAACTTCGTGCCTGGAAAGGCTTTAGGATAAAGTTCTCTTGACTTGTCAATTAATTCTCTTAGTTCAGGCATAGACTTCCTTAACAATAAGGCTCTATGTTCCTTTATGTGCATAAATCTTAATGGGTCAACAAGCATGGCATAAGACTTGCCACCACCTGCGGCTCCTCCATACAAAACATCCTGCTCTGGTGCAGCTAAGAATTCTGTCTGAGGACCATCATTAGGTTTGAATACTATTCTTTCTTTTTCCTTTTCAAGGAGTTCTTTAACTGATTTAGGTAGGACATTATATTGCCCTTCTTCCATAACCAACCCTTTTTTACTTTTTGTTTCATTCGTTTGTTCTCCATGTTGTACAATACTTAAAGCTTCTTTCTTAGCTTTAAGTCTCGTTGTTTTATTTTCTAAATTCTTTCTTAGCTTTTTAATTTCTTTTTCTTTATCCTTAACAGCTCTTCGTGATGCTATCTTGGCTTTATGTGCAAAGCTATAATTATACTGTCTCGTCATTTCTACTTAATAATCCTTTTGGTTTTTGAAAGCTATCTCTATCTATGATTTTCTTTAATCCCATAGGAGATAACTTGCGACCAGTTTGATGTTCTAAAATCTCAACTGCTCCTCTCAAAGAGAAAGCTCCTGATTTGACACCATCTTTCATTTCACTTAAAGATGAAAGTTCTTTATCAACTTTCTCTAATGTTCTGTTATCTTCCGATAACTTATAACCAAAGGGTATAGTAGAACTATTCCTTCTTCTCATCTAATATCCTAATCTCTTCTGCTTCTCCATCAATTAAAGTTTTCTTTTCTGGTAACAAAAAGATACCACTTGCAGAGGTATGGGTAACATCAATCTTATCACGCTTTGCAACACCGACCCTGTCTAGAAGAGTCTGAGCTGCTTGAAGTTTTGCATTGACTTGAGGGATGGGGTCATCACTCTCAAGAATCTCTACTAGCTTTTGAGAAGCTTGTGGTGCAGACTTAGCTAGAATCTTTGTGGCTACCTCTACTATCTCATCCTTTAGATTGTTGATGACGTTGTAGTATGAAGTTTCTTTATACCCTGCCATATCCAAAGCTTTATTAATATCTCCCTTTGCTTGAACTGCCAGAGCTGAAAGAAAGTTTTGTTGTTGTTCTGTCAACTTCCTTTTATTGCTTAATGATGGAAGAAAATTATTGTTCATATTTATTATTATAACAAGTTTACAGCTAGTTGACAACACGATTTAATATTTATTTCTGGTAGACGTTGACAGATGTAAGAAACAGGTGTATACTAAGGTAACACCCTCCAGGGGTTGAAGCATCTAACTACCTCTCTGGGACAGTCCAGCTATCTAGCAAGGTAGTTAGCTGGTCTTCAAAACAGGGCGACCTTCATCTAGTTTACATCTCAATCTCTATAAAATGTATAAGCAGTATATACATACCCACACACCCCCCCATGGCAGGTATGTAGGGGTGATAATGAGAATCATTCGCATTCTCAATCAACCTCTAGTTGTCCCTAAATATCTCAACCTATAGTTGAAGGTATTAACACAACTACTGGTTGACAATCTTTAGATATATTTCTTATATATTAAAGATATCTTTTATATCCTCTTACAATCTCCAGTTTAACAAGCAATATCAACCTTTAGTTGAATATTTCCCTGCCTTAAAAAAACCTCAAACAAACCACAAAATAACCCACAAATTTAAACAACTGGGCGTTCCTGCTTTGTTCTTTTAAGCTGTCTGATATTGATAATCATTATCAATTAGACTTATCCACAACCTTTAAACTATTTTAATTATTTTAAATTATTTTCTTGCATTCCTTGTAAATAGGTTTATTGGTTATGTATGTTTTTAAATAATTTAAATAGAAAAAATAAAAGACTTTATAAAAGATTTTGTACAGCTTTGAATTTAAAACAAAGTAATCAAAATCATTTAAAAGCTTTTTTATTCTATTTACAAGATATTAAAAACAACCCTGATTT